GCAATCGACACTGCTGCAATTTCTTTACTGGGGTCTGTGAGACCAGAGAAGTAACTGGCGGCATTATTGGTAACAGTTTTGGCTGTACCTTCCTTGTCGAAGACTCTGAGAGTACCAGCAGTATCAATAATAAGACTATAATATTCGTTCTCATCCCTGCGGATTGTGTGTATAAACGCTTTATCAGTATTAGATATTACCCCCAGATCGGCAAGGTGTTCAGTACTTGGGCGTTTTGATAGCCCTGTAACAACGCTAGATAGTGCATTTTCTTGTAGTTCTGCTTGTGTGTTAAGACGTAATGATGGAGGCTGTTGCGACACACCATTAATAAGATTGGGGATTGACTGACTGATAAGTGCCATTACACTGTTCTCCGTCCTTGTCTGTCTATAATACTAAAGACATCATAGTTATCAAAGATGTTAGCATCATCAGTAGCTTTGTCAAACTGCTTTAGTTCAAAGTAAGCACGTTCTTCGTCTTCCCTCTGAAAGTCGTGTAGAGTACCTGACCCTACAACCCTGTCCTGAAACACACGAGTACTCTTTAGAGTAATGTATCTCTTAGCTACTTCTGGTAAGTCTTCAAAGTTTAATTCTACTACTACATCAAGATTAGTACTAGCACCAATGACAAATGTATGGTTCTTCCTGTCGTACATCTTAGTACCACGCTGTACTAGGTCTTTACCATCAGCCTCTAGCGTAGCATCAGCACGAAGAACATCAGAACCTATGACGATTTGCCCATCACCATCCTGTGCATATGACTTGTTATATTCTGTATTAAAGTGCCAGCCATGTGACTGCACTTCACGATTAGTTGTGTTAAGTATTGTTTCTGCGATTTCAGCTTCAACCAAACCAGAAGAAAGGCTGTTGACTGGTGCTTCACCAATAGCAGAAAGCATTGTATTAACTGCGTCTAGTTTTGTTGTAGCTGCCATGTTATCACCACTTTACCTTATTAGCCCAGTAAGCTGCGCTTGTCTTACCCTTGGCTATATTCTTTGCATGACGTGCTTTGAAGGACTTACGTCTAGCCTTCTCTGAAGCGGTCTTTGGACTCTTACCAGCACCACTCACACCCTTCTGACCAAAGCGTATAATCTTTAACTTATCATTCTTTTTGACCAACACCGCATGAGATTTCTTAGGGTGCTTTGGTGTTCGCTTTGGTTTGTTTACACCTGAAAAGGTTTCTCCTGCGTGTTTAATAGCCATATTACTTCTTCTTCATATACTTGTTTTTAACAGGCATACCTGTTTTCTTGGCTTCTTTCTTAGCTTTAGCCATACCTTCTTTGGTATACTTGTAATGTTTCTTTCCTACTTGTGGCATAATTACTTCCTATACTTTGCTGTCTTCTTAGCAATCTTTAGAGGTTGACGTACAAACTGCTTACCCTTGCGTGTACCTTCACGCTTTGCTTTAGTAGTAGCAGCATACTCAGCAGATGACAAAGACTTGATGGCAGCCTCTGGTAGATAACGCTCACCTGTTTTACCAGATGGCTTACCAGACTTAGTGCGCCATTTCTGCTTTGTCCATTTCTTCAAACTTTCTTGAGGCTTCTTCATGAGGTGTAACCCCCACCCTTCGCCTTGTATTCACGAGCAAGCATCTGAGCCTTACGAGCAGACCACTGACCAGACTTACCACCCTTTGTTCCTGCCTTAATCTTATTGAACAGGTTTTTCCGCATGGTAGGTTTGGTGTAGTTACCAGCCTCATTGACGCGAGACTTTTTAATCTTCATGTTTTTCATGATACTCTAATATCCTCTTAACCATATACCCCACCACACAAGACAAGCAATACCAATAAGAACAACAATTCCTGCTATAATTAACTGTATGAGTTCTATTCGTTCCTGTCGTTTTCTTAGGGCTTCTTCTTGCTGTCTAATTCTTTCTTTTCTAGCCTCTGCTTGAAACTTTTGCCAGTCATTCCAGAGACCAGCCCTACCAGACCATATCATTATTTCTCGTAGTTGTTCTTCTTGTTCTCTGATCTTCTCTAGGGCAAGAAATTCTTCTAAATCGTTAGAGGCAAATGGTGATTTCTTTCTCTTCTCACCGTTTTTTCTTAGGTCTTCTTTAGCGTTTACAAAATCGGAAATAGCAGCACCAGCACTAAGAAGGTCTTTACCATTAGAGACTGCTTCTTTAATAATGGCAAATGCTGCATTAGCCGCAGCTAATTCTGCAAGCATCAGTATACCTCCACTGTGTCAGGGTTAATATATTTAGGAACACAGTAGGCTGTAACCTTATCCCTATTATCTATCCAGTCAGAGTACTGATAGTTACCATATCGTTTTGATACCTCAGAAGCAAAAAAGTTACAATTTAGGATAGACCTAAAGTACATATCATTACTGATGAGTACTCTGTCGTCACCCACTCCTAAGTAAACTAACAATAGAAAAACGTGCATAATAAAAAAAAGGAGAGAAGCCGAAGCCTCTCCCCTCTATTATTTAGGCATACTCAAGAAGAGCAATAGCTGAAGCTGGACGCAGGACGTTATGTCCCATAGCGTACTTAGCAACCATCAGTGTACCCTGACGATTGATCTGGTACTCAGACTCAAGGCCTAAGTCCATCAGCTTAACAGTAGCAACAGCGTCTGGTGTGAACACGAAGCCACGGATACGAGCAGCGAGAGCCACCATGTCTGCACCATCTACATCAGTAGTAGGCAAGTCATAGTGAGTCGCACGGCCTGAACCAGCAGTGTTAGCCAGAGGTGCGTTGTCTGATGTTTCACCTTCACCAGCACCTACAGCAAGGGCGGTGTAAAGGTTACTTACATCGGCATGGTTTGACATATAAACAGGCATACCAGCGATTGAAGGTACAGTTGCAGAAGCAATAGAGCCTTCACCACCGAAGTCACGGTTCATGTAAACCAGCTTGTTACCATCGGTCACATCAAGCAGTGCATAGTACTGGTCTGGTGGAAGCATTACTACTGCGCCATCAGTCGGTACGTTCTTCTTCTCCATCTCTTTACGAGCGTTGAAGATAGCTTGTGCGATGTCGGTTGCTACTAGATCGTCAGCAGCGTTGTCACCGATTACTACGTTGTCTGTGAAGTCTTCTTCAGTGAATGACTTGTAGTCCTGAATAAGACCAGCAGCACGAGTAGTGTTGGTTGACAAAGCAGCCTTAACCAGCATACGAGCTACGTTACGGTCAGCTTCGTTAGCCAATGCAATACCAGCTTCCTTTGAGTAGATTGAACGAACATCGTAGTGGTTGATTGCTTCGTCAATATTAGCAATGAACTGTGAGCTAATCAGCAGATCATCAATACTAACGATGCGTTCACCAGCACGAATCTGACCACCAGTGATTTCATTTCCGGGGGTCAGGTACTCAGCAGAAGCACGGCCTGTCATTGGGAAGGAAGCAGACTTTCCTTTTGAGATTGTGCGAGTACGCACTTTGTCCATGATGACTTTCTTTTCCTCAAATGCGGTGAGAACTTCACCAGCATAGAGTTTTAGAAACAAGTCACGAACGTCACCTGTGTTATTATTTTGTCCCTGAAAGCTAACGCTATATGCAGGGTTTGAAGCGGCAGAAGCCATAATATCATCCCTTTCTAAAAGATAATGTTGAGTTAATTGTCTCAGCACCACCAACACGTCTTGGCCTAGATTGTCCCTCGCAAGGGGTCAGGGTTATTTTAGTCAGTAATAACTTGAGGTAGGGTTTCCCCTTCTAAGCACACCCATAGTAGATGTGTTTAGAAGGAGAGGAGACTTGGATTTCGGGAAAGCATTGTAGTCTTTCTCACCAGTAGGTCTCCACTCCAATGCAACATTTAGAACAGACTAGAACGAGCCAACTTATCAGCGACTTGTTGCCTGTAGGCAGGGTCTTTAGCGTATCTAGGGTCACGCATAGCAGCAGTTAATTCTGCATTGCTTTCAAACTTCCCACCAGAGGACACAGTACCAGTACTTCCTTGAAGGAGATTTGGTTCAGCCTCTGAACGATAACGTGCATAAAGTCCTTGTACAGCAAACCTGATATTAGAAGGGTTCTGTGAGTCTACTGCTGCATTAAAGGCATCTATTTCTGTTTCAGGTAGATTGTTAGATGCCCATTGCATAAGCTCAGAATACTGCTCCTGACCACCTACAATAGAGTGCATCTCTGCTTCTACTTGTGTGGACAGGGCGTTCTGACCTTGTATCCAACTATCAACAAGAGTACGAGAGAAGCCAGCCTCTTCCAATGCTGTATAAGCATCAGCAGAAAGCTCTCCATTATCTAAGTACTCCTGTTGAAATACGTCAAAGTCCAGCCCCTTGGCATCTAGGGCTTCGGAAACTTCAGAGCTAGTCTGTTCTACCTGTTCAGCTAGTTCATCTGTTTCTTGGGTCTCTTCTTTACTACCCTTACCAAGCTTACTCTCTAATTCTGAGTAAGCCTTTGCCATGTCTTCTGGACTCTTAAACTTTTCAGGCAACCAATCAGGACGATCAGAGGGTGCTTGTCCCTCTACCTTTTTCAACATAGCATCAATATGCTCTTGTGATTCTGCTGGTTGTTCTTGGTGTGTATTCACTGATTCTGTCATTCGCTAACTTGCTCCAATGCCTGACGTATTTGGTCAGGGTCTATGTTACCAGCTACGGCTGGGGCTGCTCTTTGTGCTGCTCCCATAGCTGTCTGTTCCAACATCTGTTGTTGCATCATTTGTTGTTGTTGCATTTGCTCTTGCATCTTCTGTTCCTGTGATTTAATCAGACCAGAAGTATCAATCCCTAGAGAAGCACCAAGACGGTCAATGTAGTCATTGATGTTCATCTCACTAGCAATAACTTCAGCCCCTAGCGGCTGTAGATACTGCAAGAAAGTTGCAAGTTTATTAAGGTCTTGACCTCTACCAAGTGCCTCAATACCAGTAACAACGGTAGGCTTAACGCTATCCTTCGGCATCTTAGGCATCTTACCCTGCTGTTGCAGAGAGTTTAGTAGAATGTTAATTAGAGGAAGCTGAAACTCCTGAGACAGAATAGAGTACACACCACCAAGGGCTGTCTCTAACTCCTGTGCCATGAAGCGAACTTCTTCTGCTGTCACACGTTCTGCTGCTCGTTGTACTGAACTGTTCAACAAAAAGGCAGCAGCCATACGGTCATTAATCATCCGCATAGTTTCTAGTGCTACACGGAAATCAGATGCCTTTTGTACCTGTAGGGTTGACACATCATTAGAGTCACCATTAAGGAACGCACCGTTAGGTGCTTTGGAAAGGTCAGATGATTTCGTTGTACCATTAGGACGTACAAGAAAGAGTACCTTAGAGGAAGCAGCACTACCCTGCACAATAGCACGAGTAAGTGACTCAAGGCTTCTCAGGTCTCCAATGTATTCTTCTACATACCCACGTCCATAGTCCTCACCATCAATACGGATAAACCGTA